AGGTCGCGTGAGGGGGCAGTGGAGACCGCCGCGCGGGTATCTGACGATCGCTGACGTCGCGGCGATTCTCGAGTGGCCGTACCGGAGGGCATGGCGGTGGGGCATTCGGGAGAAAGTGTTCGTGAGGCGCTCCGGTCATTGGGTGACGACGAAAAGACAAATCCGGTTGTCGTTCCCGGAGGTTGGCAATGAATAGGATTCAGCAACTCGTTCCAGGTTATTCCTCGCATCACAACGTCATAGTAGGCGCGCGAGTCATGATCAGACCCGACACAGCCCACCCCGGACCGCAGCGAATGCCGGTCGGGTGGACCTGTTCCGAGTGCGAGATCGGTGGACTCGCTCGCGCCGTAATCTGTCCCGAGTGCTACGCCGCGTTGTGCCCTGAGTGTGCGGCGCGTGACGAGCATCGGATGCCAGCGGGTGAGCGTGCGGGGAAGCCGTGCGTGCCGGTGGCGAACGCAGCGTGAAGGCCGGTCATGACGATGCAAGTCGCCAAGACGAGCCCCCGGCCGAGAACGCGATGACGCAAACCCTCCGCCTCGTGAACTGGGACGACATCCGAGCAATCGGGATTGCCCGGCGCGGCTACGACATCGGGCCCCAGCGGGATCCGGAGCCGTTGAAGCCGAGCGCGTTGACGCGGCTGCTCAATGTGCGGCCGGTGACGCGCGAGTGGCCGGAAGAGCTGCGGAAGACTGACGAGACTGGTTAACACCCATGCCGGCTAACAACGCCGACGAAGTAGCGATCGAGAATCGGCGGGCGAAAGCCTGGGACCTTCGGGTCAAAGGCAAGACGTACCGCGAGATCGGCCTGGAGCTCGGTGTCAGTCATGTCACCGCCTGGGAGGACGTGAAGTTCCTCGGCGAGCGCATCCGGAGCGAGACCGACGAGAGCGTTGAGCAGCATCGAGCGATGCAGGTTCAGCGGCTCGACAAGGTCATCAGCGTCCTGATGCCGAAGGTCGAGGACGGCGACTTCGAGGCGATGGACCGGCTCGACAAGGCCGAGAAGCGGCGGGCGGCTCTACTCGGGCTCGATGCCCCGGCGAAGCAACAGATTGACGCGACGGTCACCGGTGACGCATCGCCCGCGGAAGCGGCGCGTCTCATCCGGCAGGCCTTCGGAGACCACGCGCTGAAAGATGAAAGCGAGACTCGGGACACCGGATCCGGTGACCATGGATCGCTACCGGCGGGTCCTACCACTCCGTGACTTCGCCGCGCTTGATGCGTGGCTGAGTCAGTTCTACCAGTTCCAGCTTCGGTGGCTCTGCGAGCGATCGAAGCGCGCCGCATGCGTGAAGGCCCGCCAGATCGGCTGGTCTCACACGACCGCGGCGTGTGGGGTGATCTGGGGCGCGCTACACGGCGAGCTCACCACGATCATCTCGAAGGGCGAGGAAGAGTCCCGCGAGGTGTTGGACAAGGCGCGGCGCCATGCCGACGTCTTGGTGAGCCTCGGATGTGCGCTCGCGAAGCCACGCCGAAGCACGAGCACCGCGATTGAGTTCGCGAGTGGCGGCCGGCTCTTGGCGCTCCCGAGCACCGGCGGCCGAGGCTACACGGGGAATCTGATCCTCGACGAGTACGCCTACCACCAGCATCAGAAAGAGACCTGGGACGCGGCCGTTCCGGCGATGCGGCTCGGCGACTTTCGACTGCGCGTCATCTCGACCCCGAACGGTGTCGGTGACGAATACTCGAATCTCGTCTCAGCCATCGAGAGCGGCAAGCTTCCGAGCTACGCACTGCACCGGGTCACGATCGATGACGCCATCGCGGATGGCTTCCCGGTCGACCTCGACGAATGCTGGGCGGACGCAAAGGGCGACCCGCGGCTATTCGATCAGCTCTATCGCGGAAAGTTCCTCGATGGAGAGCTCCAGTACATCAGCGGCGAGCTCATAGAGTCTTGCTCGACTGACGACCTGAATCCGAAGGGTGAGGCGCAGTACTTCGCCGGCCTCGACATCGGCAAGACGGTCGACCGCACGGTCCTACTCGTCGTCAAGCGCGTCGGTGGAGTCGCGTTCACGCACTACATCGAGACGTGCAAGCGCACCGACGACGAGAAGCTTCAGCTGATGGTCGACACGGCCATGAAGCGCTTCTCGCTCCGGCGCCTCGTCGTTGACGCGACCGGCATGGGCACCTTCCCGGCCGATGTGATGCGCAAGCGTCACGGCGCCTCGAAGATCGAGCCCGTCGTCTTCACTCAGCAGTCGAAGGAAGACATGGCCACCGCGCTCTACACGGCATTCGCCAAGCGCACGGTCATGATTCCGAAGACCAAACTCCCGGCGGAAGGCTCCGAGAGCCAGGCGGCTGAAAAGCTCCGGCTCGATATCGCCTCCATTCGCCGCATCATCACGACCGCCGGCAACGTCCGATACGACGCGCCGCACACGAACGAGGGGCACGCGGATCGCGCCTGGGCGCTTGCGATGGCGGTACACGCTGCCTCGAACGCGCCCTCCTACGCGACCGTCTAATGCCCACCATCGCCGACCTCGACCAGCGCAACCCCGGGGTGAAACCCGAGCGCACGCTCGATCTCGAGGCACTCTATCGCGGCGACGAACTCTTCGAGCAACGCCTCGGCCACTTCCTCCCGAAGTGGGAGCGTGAGCCGGATGAGCGCTACGGCCTGCGCAAGCAGCTGGCGCACTACCGGAATTACCTCGGCGCGGTCATCGACTACTTCGCGGCGCTCCTGTTCGCAGGAAAGCCGAACATCGTGCCGCGCAAGGCCGATGGCGGCGACCCCGCGCTCGACCCGGACGAGTACTACGCGAAGTTCCGCGAGGACTGCGACGGCAACGGCCAAGACCTCGAGCTGTTCTTCAAGGAGCGGCTGACCGAGGCGATGGTCCATCGGTGCTCGTGGTTCGCCATTGAGCACGAGGACGATGGCGGTCCGGAGCCGGGGAACAAGAAGGAATTCGAGAAGCGCGGGCTCGGCGATTGCGAGCTCTGTTCCATCCCGCTCGGCGAGGTCTACGACTGGGAATGCGACGACGACGGACGCCTCGAATGGGTCCTCGTCCACAGCATCGAACGCAAGCGGCAAGGCCTGAACGCCGGACGCAACCAGGTCGTCGAGCGCTGGAAGCACTACCTTCCGGATCGCGTCGACGTCTACCGCGTCGCCTATGAGGCCGACAAGCGCCCGGCGAAAGAGTCGGTGCTCGCGGTCGACCCCGCCGAGAGCTACAGCCACCGTTTCGGCATCGTTCCCGTGTTCTGCCTCGAGGTCCCTGTCGGACTCTGGGCCGCGAACCGGTTGAAGACGCCGCAGCTGGCGCACTTCCGGGCATCGAACGCGCAGACGTGGAGCCTATCCACGAGCTGCTACGCGATGATGCTCTACCAGGTCGAGGACGCTGACGCCTTCGGCAAGATGATGGCGGGGCCCGCGAAGGGCATCGTCATGGGCAAGGAGGAGAAAGCCTCCTGGATTGCCCCGCCCGCTGCGCACTTTGGTGCGATGGACGAGGAGATCAAAGCCCAGAAGGACGAGATCTTCCGCCTCGCGCACCAGATGGCTCTGGGCGTAGAGAACAACGCGGCCGCCATCGGTCGCAGCGCCGAGAGCAAGGCCAGCGACTCCGAGTCCACCCGCGTCATCCTCGAAGCCTACGGCGAGCTCGTCGTCGAGGTGATGGAGCGCGTGTTCGACCTCGTGAGTGCGGTCCGCGGCGACAAGTACGAATGGTCGGTCGACGGCCTCGGGAACTTCTCGAACGCCGACATCGGCGGCCTGATGAATACGCTCGAGTCGCTCGACAAGATCGGCGGCATCCCGAGCAAGACGTTCAACGTCGAACTGACGACTCAACTCGCCGAGGGGATCCTCCCGGACCTCGACGAGACGAAGAAGATCCAGATCCGCAAAGAGATCGAGGCCAACACGCCCGACGGGTCAGCGCAGGACCAGGAGCTCGAGCAAGCGGTCCGCGTGCAACAGGCGCTTCACTCGGCGGCCGGCTTAGATGATCCCGCGACGCAAGGAAAGCGAGCCCGACCGAAGGCGGCTCCTGGCGCTCCGGGCAACGGCAACGGCGCTGCTCGTCCAGCAGGCCCGCCGAGCGCATAGCTCCAGTTCGATCGGGAAGACACTTGCTCACACCATCCTGAGCATCCAGACCGCAGCGCGCGGCCTCGCTCGAGATGGTTTGGCGGAGAGCCTCGGCATCGAGGTCGACGCGAGCGCAGCCGAGACGCTCCGGGATACGTTCCGCGCCCGGACAATCGCGACGCGCCACGCACACATCGTCGAGGCCGAGCGCGAGAAGTTAGCGGCCGAGGGCACGGATGGCGCACTTCGGGCCGCGGTCGACGCGACCGAATGGCGCCTAAAGATGATCGCCACCACGGAGGCGTTCAACGCCGTCTCCCGGGAGCGTATCCGAGCCGCCGAGGTCATCCAGCAAGAGACCGGCGTCGCACTCGAGAAAGAGTGGAACGCACAGCACGACTCTTGCCCGCTCTGTGCTGAGATGGACGGCGAGCGCGTGCCGCTCGACTCGTCGTTCTCGAATGGCGCGGAGCCCGGACAGGCGCACCCGAGCTGCATGTGTTGGGTTGAAATCCTGCGTGCTGATGCGCAGAAGTCTGGTGTGTGGCAGCGGCCCGTCATCGAGGAGCCCGTCGAAGAGACGGTCCATGTTCCCGAGATCGTCCGCGAAGCCCAAAAGCTAGAATCCCTCCCGTTCGCCCCGCTCCCCGCCGACATCGAAGCCCCGCACGGCATCGACCTCGCCGCGATGGACCGTGAGGCCAACGCGAAACTGAAGACTCTGCCGCGTGGCACCGTTGCTGCGCTCGACCGTTACACCGGTCGCTTCTACACCGAGATCCGCCAAGCCCCGCTCGTCACCGACGACGCCTTCGCGGCATTCCGAGCCGGCCCGCGCGCCCCGCATCTCCGCGACTACGAGAAGATCCAAAACATCTTCAAGGCGCACGCGACCCCGTCCGAGCTCGCGTTGACCGACGTCTACCGAGGCATCAAGGGGCTACCCCGCGAAGCCATCGATACGTTCCTCAGGAACCCGACCTTCACGCTCGAGTCCATCACGTCAACCACGTGGGATCCGAAGCTCGCGAAGGTGTTCGCGACCGAGATCAAAGACGAGCACAGCGTCATCATGCGGTTCCGTTTGGCGCCGGGTGCTGATGGTGTCGCGGTCGTTGGCAGCAAAGTCACCGGCGGCCTGAAGGAGTCGGAGATCTTGCTCCAGCAGGGCAAGCAGTTCCGGCTGGTGTCGGCGACTCGCGCCGAGGGCCACGAGAAGACGGTCATCCTCGACTACCACGAAGTTGTACTCGTCGGTGGCACCCCTTCGATCGCGTACCTCTCGCCCCCGCGCGCGGTCACGGTCACTCGCTCGGCATCGGCTGGCGCATTCACGACCGACCCCGTCGTCATCACGGGCAAGCGCATGGGCGCCGACGTCTCGACCTCGATGGTGCAGACCACGGCGGACGGTGGCGACACGCTCCATTCGGGCATCCTGTTCGACTCGCTCACCACGATCGAGTTCCCCGTCGCGGCAAGCGGCGCGGGGACCTTCAACGTGGGCGTTGAGGACATCGGCTCAGCGGACGCATCC